GATGGAACGAGCGAAGAATTCAGAACAGGCTCTGATGGTTTTTCTTTAAATTGGAAAGGAGAAGGAGAAGGGGGTCTTACGCCTATTCGTTCTAGCGAAGTTATTTTTGGTTTCTATAGCCAAGACTCAGACGACGATACTTTCTTAAGAGGGCTTATTGACGCACAGCCAGGAAAGTATTTAGTTAAAATAATTAAAGACTACAACGCTTTAAGTGGTGGTGACCTTTGGTGGCATGGGATGATGGAGATTGAAGGTATGCAGTTTGAAGACAAATACTATCCACAGATTCATGAATTAAGAGCAATTGACGGTATAAATTATTTGAAGGTAAAAGATATTAGTGGCCTTACAAATGTCTTTAATATAAACGGTGAGTCTGTAGAAAACTTTCATGTTCCTCCAAACGGAGGCACTACTTATTCCGGTAATATTTACAATTTTATTTCTTTAATAATAAGAGGCCTGGCAATAATTCCTACTGAAGAATTCATTTCTGTAGGTGGTCAGTTTTTATGGAGTCAACACAACTGGGAAGAGCAAGATACAACGGCAGGACAGCAGTGCCCTTTTTATAAAAACGCTGCACAGTCCAATGCGTTTTATAGACAAAACAATGACGGAACTTTTCAATTCAAAACTGTTTATGATACTATAGAGCAAATTTTAAAAACATTCAATGCTCGACTTTTTCAATATAAAGGTTTGTGGAAAATAGAACAACTATCAGTGCCTTTTTATTATGGAACAACAAACCAACCGCATACTATTTACGATAAAAATTTAACAATAATTGCAAGCGGGACAAGCGGCACGTTTATTACAGGGGATATTAACGACGCAGGTTCTGTTTTTAGAAGACAAGGCTTTGTGTCTACCTTCCAGCGACCTATTAACAAAATGAATACAGAAGTTAAAAAGCTCCCTCCTCATTCTCCTTTGAGTTGGTCAACGGCTCTTATTCAAACTTTAAACGGTGACAATACGCCAGTGGCTGCTGATTATACGAACACTCATACTGCTGCTATAACAGCGAATTCATTATACACGTTTACTTTAGATTCTACTGTAAAAATAACAACTAACCTAGCTCCTACTAACTTTCCTAGTTTAGCCTCCACAGATTTTATTGTGTGGATAAACCATTTTATAAAGCTAGGAGATAAGTATATGTATTGGGATGATGCGACCAGTAAGTTTAAATGGACTACTAATGTTCGCCAGGTTTATGATGATTTTTCTACCGCTAATTACACATGGATTCAAGCTTTAGGATTGACAAATGTTTCTTTGCCTTTTACATTAGGTTGGGACACGGTTGCACACATGGACGAAATGCCTAATGTAAACGAAATGGAATATTATAACTTTTACAGAATTATGGGTTATAACTGGAACACTGGCACCTGGTCCGATGAAACCTCCCAGTTTTCTTCTGGCGATTTTGATGTAAAAACAGAACAAACTGGAACAGCTACAGGTTTCCAAGGCGTCCTGCAATATGGCACAACAAATGTTAGATTATATAGAGATGGAGTTCAAGTTGAAAAGTTTTTATATACTACAACAAATGATACTTCAGGGGCTATATTAGAAGGCGGCGATGTAATAGATGATGAAATAATGTTTGCTAATGAAGCAGACCCATTTAGTGCTTCTAATATATATACATGGAACGGTGCTGATACTTTTTTAAATGGAGGTTGGATACAAGGAAGAATCAAATGGAAACAAAAAAATGAGACTACTCCAGTAACAGGAAATGTTTTGCCAGTATGTAGACAAATTGATGTTATAGGAATTCGCCACGATAATACGGAAGTTATTACAGGAAATGTTTTAAAAACAGCAGAAGCTACGACTTTGAACGTTTTGACTATGGGCGAAGTTTTGCTTTACAAAACAAAAAAATATATCTGCAACGGTTGCACGTTTGAAGCGAGAAGCGGTACAACTTCAGGAGAGTGGCAAGAGCTAATGTTTGATGTTGCTTCTCAAACTGAAGAAGAAATTTTAGAACTAATCCTAGAAAATATTTTTGAAACCTGGCACGGCACTCCAAATGGGTGGGGCTTTAACTTTTAAAAAAAAATGGCTTTTAAACTAGCAGCATTTACACAGTCTTATATGACTACAATAGGAGTAGTAACAACCGCTTTTAGTGGGGCAACAACAAGTATCGCCATTGGTGCTTATGCAGGCGTTGAGTTAGGCACAGGCACTTCGTTAATTGTAACGGGCTCAAATGGACAAAGTTTAAACGTAGTTCTTAGCTCAGCTTTAGTTAGAGGAGCTACTTCTTTGTCAATTACTTCCGTAGACTTTCCAATTGAAATTCCTATTGGCTCTAGGATAACAATAAACACTTTAAATGTTTTAGCACATGGGGCAAAAAAAAGTTACTATGCGCAACAAAGTATTTATTTAACAGCAGGCACAAATGGAAATGATTACCTCTCTGCTTTTGGTACTTCAACCTATTCAGTTAATAGTGCTGTTACACTTTCAAATGGAGACAGCAAGCCAAATAGATGGGCTTCTCAATATGGAATTTTTATCGCGCCACTTGGGTGCACTTTAAGAGTAATAAGGGGAACAGCTAGCAGTGATGCGGGTACAGGCGATGATTGCGTTATAAGTGTTTGGAAGATAACACCAAATACTGATTCTACTACTAATGTAACTTTAACAGCAATTAAGCAATTTACACTAACAAGTCAAAATAATCAAAACCATGTTTTTGGATTAACTGATGCTCCAACTAGTAATAATTCTTTTGCCGCAGGAGACGTTTGTTTTGTGAGCATAAGAAGAACTGGCACTAAGGCTGGTGGAGTCAAATGGTATGCAGACGTGGGTTTACAATTTGAAGAATAATGAAAACTTTATTAAAAGAGTGCGCAGACGTTTTAACTCTTAACATAACAACTTTAGCAATTAGTTTTACCCAGATTGAAATGGTGCTTAAAATAATTCTATTGTTACTATCAATAATTTATACCGCTGACAAGTTAATTAAAAACAAAAATGGCAAAAAAAATAATAGATAATTTCAGAGCTAAGCCCAAAAAAAAAAGACCTGGCGTGCACAGTAAAAATGCAAGCAGAGGGCAAACTGGTTATAAGAAAAAATCAAGAGGCCAGGGCAAATAATATCATTGTAATTTGGTGCTAGTATGATTCAAAAAGATTTAACATTATCGGTTGGAAATATAATATGGATAGTAGGAATTATCTTTACTATGGGAATTGCTTACTCGCAAATAGCACAGCTTGATGAAGATATTCTTGTCCTTGAAAAACGACTTGAAAAAAAGATTAAGGTTCTAAACGAGTGTGAGGACAAAATACACGAACTAGAAAAAGAGATAGCAACATTGAATAACTGTAAACACAATAAGAGATGAAAAACTTTATATGCAAATTATTATACTATTTGACTTTTAAAAAGCTATGCTTTGGAATATGTAAAACCTGTAAGAAATAATGGAAGAGGTATTAAAGTTAATAGAAGGATATGGATTGCCATTAGTATTATTGCTAGGTGCTTTATATGCTCTGTACCGCTTTCTGGTCTTTTCGCTTTATGAGGTCAAAAACCAATTTAGTCGGCATCATGAAAGAGCAGCAGATAATATCAATGAAATGATGAAGAAAATAGATATTATTCTAGAATTTATAAAAAAGAAATCGTGAAGTATTTTACAACAGAAGAGTTTGATAGTCCAGATATTCCTGGAAGCGGTGAAGAAATGTGTGCGAGTTTTTGTAAAAAACTTGATGCCGCAAGAGAGCTAGCGGGTATACCTTTTAAAATTAACTCTGGCTATCGTTCTAAAGAGTGGAATTTAAAAGTAGGCGGACGTCCTGGCTCTTCTCACTTAAAAGGTTGTGCAGCCGATATACATTGCACCACGAGCTACGAAAGGTCAAAGATATTACGCAGCTTAATAGAGGCAGGTTTTACTCGTTGTGGCGTAGCTAAAACGTTTATTCATGTGGATAATGATTCTTCTAAAAATGATGCTATATGGCTTTACTAAAAAAACTATTTCAGTCCGGAGCTAAAGATTTAATTGATAGTGTGGGAAATGCTATTGACAAAGTGCATACTTCAGCTGAAGAAAAAGAATTGATTAAAGCAGAAATCAACAAAAAGATTTTTGACTTCGAAAGTAACTTACAACAAGAGGTAACAAAACGCTGGGAGGCGGATATGAAAAGCGATTCATGGCTTAGCAAATCTATTCGCCCTTTGGTTTTAGCCTGGCTAGTGCTTTCCACGACTGTTTTAATTTTTATTGACGCGGGAGTTATAGCTTTTGTTGTTGAAGACAAATGGACCGATTTATTACAGCTCGTGCTTATTACTGTGATAGGCGCTTATTTCGGAGGTCGTAGCTACGAAAAGATAAAAAGATAATGGAATTAACTGGTAGAGAAATTGGGCTCATTAGAAAGCTCCGAAATGATTCAAGAAGACTTTTAGTAGTTGGAGATTTACACGCTCCTTTTATTCGCGAAGGTTATTTAGAATTCTGCCAGCAAATGTATGAAGAGTATAACTGTAACGAAGTTTTATTTATTGGTGATTTAATCGACAACCACTATAGCAGTTACCATGAGCAAGACCCGGATGGTTATTCTGCGGGAGAAGAACTTGAAAGAGCAATAGATGCCGTTCAAGCTTGGTATAAAATATGGCCGAAAGCAAAGGTCTGCATCGGAAATCATGACGCGATTATTTCCAGGAAAACTTTCTCAAGTGGAATTAGTAAAAAGTGGGTGAAAGAATATCCTGAAGTTTTAGGAACACCTGGCTGGGAGTTTGCTAATGAGCATATTATTGACGGCGTATTATATACACACGGAACAGGTTGCTCAGGGAAAGGAATAAATAAAAGAGTGCGAGAGTGGCAGACTTCAATTGTGCAAGGTCACATACATACAGAAGCTTTTGTTGATTGGTATTGTAATAAAGACAAAAGACTTTACGGCGTCCAGGTTGGGTGTGGCGTTGACGACCGTTCTTATGCAATGGCATACGCAAAAAACTTTACAAAAAAATATATTGTATCTTGCGCTGTGATATTAGACAACGGCAAGCTGCCAATAGTATTACCAATGGAATTAGATTAAGTTGTTATGTGGCCTTTCATAAGCCACGTTTATGTGTTTGTTAGCCTCCTGGGAGTAATTTCTCAGGGGGTTTTTTTATTAAATAAGCTAAATTACATGTAATTTTATAGCTAATTGTAAAAAACTTTTGACAGCTTCTTATCTAGGAAACTAAAGAAATATCAAAAAAAAACAAAAAAAAGTTAAGAATAATTAACAACGTAATGTTTTTTATATATCTTTACACCAACAAACAAACAAACACACACACACAATTATGAAAACAAAAATCAAATCAAACAGAACTTTCGGAGTAGAAATTGAATTCCTATCACCTGTAACTAATTTAACAATAATAAGAACTTTACAAGACGAAGTAAATGTAGCTTGCACTTATGAAGGTTACACTCACCGTGTTATGGACCACTGGAAAATTGTTACTGACTCTTCTTTAGAAAGAGCTCGTGGTTTTAGAGCTTTTGAAATTGTCTCTCCAATTTTACAAGGTCAAGAAGGTCTTGATGAATTAGCGAAAGTAATTGCAACACTAGAAGCTTTAGGTTGTAAAGTAAACAAGTCTTGTGGAATTCACGTTCACGTAGGCGTTAACGATTATACAACAAGAAACCTAACTAACCTCATTAAGTTTTACGGAAAGCACGAACAAGAAATTGATATGGTGGTTGCTCCTTCACGTAGAGCTTCACGCTGGGCACAAACTTTAGATATTGATTCAATATGGAACAAGCTTAACCGTTGCGAAGACTTTAGCGATGTAGAAAACTTATTAAGCACACGTTACAGAAAAGTAAATGTATTTTCTTTTAGACGTTACGGGACAGTAGAATTTCGTCAGCATGGTGGCTCACTTGACGTAGACAAGATTTGTCACTGGGTAGTTCTATTAACTAATATGTGCGATGTAACTAAGAAGAAAGCTAACATACAAAAAACTAAAGGTGAATTCAAGCATTCAGTTGTTGAGGTTTTTGGAAGAGGCCAAAACAGAAAAACAATGAAATTTTTTATGGGACGTGCTACAGCTTTCGGTTTTGACGTTTCTGGAATATTTGAATTTGCTGTAGCAAACAGAAGAGTTTGAGTTTGTTTGAAAGCGTTTGGGGCTCGTTTAAGAGCTCCATTCGTTTTTCCTAAGCATTAACACTAAATAAATAAATAAACACATTAAACAAGATTAAAACAATTTAAAATGAAAACACAGACCACAACTTATTATTTAGCTTACGGTATGAACACTAATAAGCTACAAATGGCTAAGCGTTGTCCAGCTGCAATTCCTGTTGGAACTATGACACTAACCAATTATCAATTTGTCTTTAGAGGGGTAGGTGATATATTACCCACAAATAATCCTAAGAAATATGCTAATTGTGTTGTGTGGGAAATAACACCAGAGTGCGAAAAAGCTTTAGACCGATTAGAGGGCTATCCTAATTTCTATACAAAAATCTATATTGATATTGAACTTAACGGCCAGGTCGTAAAAGCAATGGCATACAAAATGAAAAATGAAAGTTATAATCTTTCAGACCCTTCTCCTTTTTATTGGGATATGCTTTTTGAAGGTTACAAAACTTATGGTCTACCTGTTGACCAATTATTCTTAGGCTTACCTAAAAAAACAAACTTTAGAAAATCCTGGGAGGAAGCTTATATTGATGTAACCAATATAAAAAGAAAAAGACGTCTTAAGAATATTAAAAACGCAACTTATATTTATTAACTAAAAGCTGGCATCTTAACTGCTAAATTAAAATGAACAAGAAAAAGCAAAGAAACCTGGGTATTATCCTGGGACAGTTAGACAAAACAGAAAGAGAAACAATAACGGATTACATTGAACTTCTAGAAACAAAACTTGCAATGCTACAGGACAAAGCTCTTTACAATATGAAAGAAGTTTTGAAACCTAAAAAGTCAATAAAAGAAATAGCTAACCAAACTGTTGAAACCGCAAGCTTAAAAGTTGGAAGGCGTGGCTATGGCTCTAAGTATTTTTCAGAAGAAGAAATACACAATAAAATGTTTAATGATAACTACAATAAAGTTTTTAAAAATAAAGACGGCATCAAATATCATTTGACTACGTTACCTCAAATAATTGGTTTACAAGAAGACGATTATAAGACTTTAAGAAATAAAGCTATAATTGACTTACATAACAAGCGCTATGCAGTACAAAACAACGCTTAATTTTTACGAACGTTTTCATATTAAAAGTGAAAACATAATTTATTCTTCTACTAATGAAGTTGACCTTGTTAAAGAAATGCGTTCTCAGTGTTTTATTCCAAGTGAAAATGTTTATGAATTCATGCGAGAATTTTCTAAGCGTTGTTACAAATGGGACAGGTCAATGGTACGATTTGACACGGAGAAAAACTTCATTGAAGACTTATTAAACACAAACTATTTAACTATAACAAAACTAAATTAAAATGATTAAAAATTCTAAAGTGCTTAGTGCACAAGCAAACGGAACTTACAACAGCGAAAAGTACGGACTATTCTATAAGTATGAAATAGCTTTTGAAAATGGTGACAGCGGGGAGTACTCTTCAAAAAGTGATTCTCAAAATAAATTTATTCCTGGTGAAGTAGCTTATTACACTGCTGAGCAAAATAGCAATGGCTATTGGAAAATAAAGCCTCAGTCTAAGGAGTACGCAGAAATC